ATAACATTCGTTCAGAAGAAACACAAATTGCATCAGGTCTTGAAAAATTGGTCAAAGTAGCGGATGGACTTGTTGTGGTGTTATTGACCGCTACACCAATGTTTGACAGTTATGAAGAGATCATCTTTTACATGAATCTATTTTTATGGAACGATCGTAAACAATCCTTCAAAAATACACTGAAAGCGTCTGATTTTTTTACTGCGGACGCTGAACTCAAAGTAGAATCTGAAGGAAAGTTTCGTCAATGGTGTCAGGATTATATATCATATGCAAGAGGTGAAAGTCCATTTACGTTTCCATTCCGTCTACCTCCACCTATTATTGCATCTTCAACTGCAGTAATAAAGGGATTCAATGGAAAGAACATTGCAGACCAAGAGCGTATTAAGTATTTAACATTAGTTGCATCTCAGGCAAGTGGACTTCAACAAGAAGTGCTTCGTTCATCCAAACATGAAGAGGATGATTCAAAACGTCAAGCAATGATTGCTCCTACTCTGACAGTATTTCCAAAGAACAAAAAATTCAAGGAAGTGTTCACACAAACTAAAAATCAATATTCGTATGTAGACACACCTTTTCTGACACCCGCATTGCTACCTGAATACGCTTCTAAATTCGTCACGGTCTTGAAATCTATTGAGAAATCCAGTGGAGTTTGTTTGGTGTATTCCAATTACGTTGAACGTGGTGCATTACCATTTGCAATGGCGTTGGAAGAACATGGATATACTCCTCATTTAGGAAACACACTGCTCATAAAATCTAGTTATGTAGGACCTCCTAAAGGCAAGTATATTTTGCTTTCATCCACTGCATCGGACGCTGAAATATCTACAATGTTATCCGTTGTCAAAAACCGATCCAACGTTTCTGGAAAAAATATCAAAGTTGTAGTGACAAGTCCTTTGGCAGCAGAAGGTATTGACTTTCGATTCATTCGTCAAGTTCACATTTTGGATCCGTGGTGGAACATGAGTCGAATTGAACAAGTTGTTGGACGCGCATTACGAACGTGTAGTCATCAAGATTTGATTCCAAAGGAACAGAATTGTACAGTTTATCTTCACGTTGTTCGAACAGAAGACACTCGTGAAACATTTGATGAATACACCTATCGAACTAAAGTTGAAGTGAAAGGAATACGAATTGCTAAAGTTCGTAAACTCATTGCAGAATCCGCAATGGATTGTCCTATGCAATTAGCGCTTCCTTCTGATTGGAAAGAATTAGTAGTTCCTCAAATTCGCGATGAAGGGCACGAAGAAGTTTCATATCCACTCAAGGGAATGTTGGCACCTACTTTTGATGAATCTCCTGAAGTTGAACAGTGTAAAATTACACCGAGTGTTCCAGATCCAGATCATCTTCGTCCTCTTTCAAGTTATCTAGATTCGCGTGATGAGATTCTTGCAAAGGTTGGTAAATTGTTTATTGACAAATCCATTTGGGATCGTGAACAGTTATTTACAGCGTTACGTCCATTTAGTCGTGAGGTGGTGATCTACATCTTGCAACAAGCCATCTCAAGTTCTTTCCGATTTGCGGATTCCTTTGGACGTCCAAGCGTTCTTGAATCTAAGGGTGATTTATACGCTTTGGCGCCATTAGACGTGCCTAACCGAACACTCATTGAAAGAACCACTCAACCTTCAAAGACATTTGAACTTATTCTTCCTTCTGCTCCACAAGTGGAAGAGACTCCTCAAGTTGAATCCAATACATTGGATATTAAACGAGACGCATTCAAATTCCCTGGAAACGCTGATACACGTTTTTCAAAGGAAGTTCGAAATGGGTATATATTTGATCATGTTTTTACACCTGCTGAGAAGAAAGAATACTTAAAAACAAATCCTGACTTACCGTTTGTAGATCGTCTCAAAATCCCTGAAACTGAAATTTGGGTAACAGGAGATGAAATGGAACTAGTTGGTGAAGACTTGACACGATACAATGAATGGAAAAAGTCATTAGTAAATCGCTATGTCAAGGATAAGACTAAACTTATTGCCTCAATGGCTCCGAATGGATTATTTACATTGACTCCATCGGAAGACAAAGAAAACATTCCAAATCGCACAAGTAATAGTTTAGTCGTCTGTAAAACTGGAAAGAATTCAATTGGACGTATGAGGGAAGTTGCAAAGTTTTTTGATGTTAATGGAGTTGGAGTTCCTAAAGAACTGACAGGGGATTCGTTCTGTGCATATGCTGAACTTCTTACACGTGAACAACATAACTGTGTATGGTATACTCCTGAAGAAGTCAAGGTGTTGAATTTACCAGACGTTAAAAAAATACTTAAACGTTCGTTGGCGTAAAACGAAAAGTCTCCAGACTAGAATCAAGAAGGTATAATGGATACACTTTATGAACGAAGAGAACTAACTCGTTCAGTTCACATTGATGCCCGATTTCTTCAACGTAATATTCATGCAAGTTTAGTAGACCAATTACGTCACAAATATGAAGGTGTCTGTCTTTCTGAAGGATATGTTCAACCACGTAGTATAACTATTGCAGATTACTCACTTGGTCGCACGAACATTCTGAAAGGCGGATTAGATTACAGTGTCAAGTTTCAAGCAGATGTTTGTCTCCCGCATATTGGACAAGTGTTTCGCGCACCAGTTGTCTTGAAAAGCAAGATTGGTCTTCATGCAGAGACCTCGCCTATCAAAGTATTGCTTCCTCGTGATCTGCATATAGGAAATCCAGACTTTGATGGTTCTGAAGTTGGACAAACTATTGAATTTGATGTAGTTGGAACTCGATTTCAACAAGGAGATAAGACAATTATCGTTCTTGGAAAACTACGAGAAGTGATTCGACCAGCAATTCAAACTGAGAACGCTGAACCTGAGATGCAACAGGTTATTGCTGCTCCTGTATCCAAAGAAGATTCAAATCAACGCACAGTTACTGTTGATGTTGAAAAAACTAAACCTTCAGGTGAATCGCGTAGGAAGAAGTTGATTCGTACTGTTGTTCCAAATACAAATGAATCGAAGCAGGAAGGAAAAAGTGAAGGAACAACTTGAACTTCTTGATGCAAACGAACATGCACAAATTTTTAAGATTATTAACCAATATACAACTACCTTTACAAAAACACAAACCGGTGTACTCGTATCGTCAGATGTTCTTCCCGATGCATGTATTGTTGAGATTGAAAAGATGATTGCTTTTTACCTCGATCAACACAAGAGGATGGAATCAGATGCAATTGAACGTAAGGCGTATGAAATCCGGTAACCTAAGCAACGTGGCGCAGAGGAAGCGCGATTGGCTCATAACCAGTAGGTCGGTTGATCGAAACAACCCGTTGCTATTCTGACAAGTTCTTTATACAAAGGTCTTGTCAAAATGGACATAATTCATTCACTCTTAAAGATAAGGCAAATGGAGTCTATTATTCCTTCAAACGCACGAAACACTCTGAAAGAGTTTGCTTCGTTTGTGAAAAAGGATACACATGCAGAACTTGAATGTAAGATTCTCCCTAGCAAAATTCACACAAAAGATATAGCGGATCGTATTGTTGCATCCATCCAATTATATTCACGTGGACCTCCAGTTGAAGAGCATCGCGCTACGTTTTCATATGCGGACGGTCTGAGAGTTGTAGTTGTAGGAGCAGAGAATATCCACAAAGTATGTACAACCGGTAGTTTTCGAGGTGTTCCTCTTGAAGTTGAACGAAAACGACGTTATTTTGAAGTAGTATCGGCAATCACAGGAAAATCTGATATGATTGATCTACCGGATGGATCTATTAGATTCACATTGCGTCATGAAGAGTCTCTTCGTAAAGACTTTTCTGGAACTCCAATGGATTCAGCGTCACATATTCGTATTCTTCATCGAAAGTCCTGGACAAGTATTGATGGACTAGTTCGTTATGACTTTTCACAAAGCAAATCTAAAACTAAAGAGACCAAAACATTCAGTGATATATTGAAACAGAATCCCAATTATGAACTTGAATTAGAAGTCTTGGACCGCACAAAGACACCTGATGCAATGATTGAATCAATGATTAAACATATCGCACCTATCTTAGCTGCATTTCAAGGTTCACCCTTTCTATTGACCAATTCAGAGATGGAAAGTTATAAGATGGAGTTTTCAGGTTTGAAACTTCCGTTCTTGAGTCCTGTGACATTAGAACGTCAACATCTTCAAACAGATCGTGCAAACAATATTCTATCAGGATACACGGTCACAAACAAAGCAGATGGTGAACGTTGTTTCTTAGTTGTGATGCGTGATCTACGTGTTATGCGAATCACACCAAGTTCTATTCTGACTTGGACAGGATTAACTGCAAAAGATAAGATTCATATGAATGATGTCATTGACGGTGAATATCTTGCAGACCGAAATACATTCTTCATCTTTGATGTCTATAAATTCAGAGGATCAGATGTACGTAGACTTCCATTACTTCGTGATGATGGACCTTCTCGTCTTGGACACGCTCGTGAGTTTGTGAGTCAATTATCAACCGAGTTCATGTCATTACCAACATCAAAACCCTTTCGTGTTGAAACTAAACTCTTTCTAGCAGGTGATGGACTTGAGATGGAAAAAGCAATACGGACAATTTTGGATACCAAATTTGAATATCCAATTGATGGACTTGTCTTTACTCCTAAAACCATGTCAGTTCCAAATCCAAAAGGAAATACATGGTCTAGTGTCTACAAATGGAAACCTGCTTCGCATAACAGTATTGATTTCCTTGTCAAGTTCAAACCGGGTGAGAGTTTTGACACTGTATTGGAGAAACGTGTCCTCAAAGGAACCTTATATGTCTCAAGAGGTTCAGATGTAGTTGTTCATCCTTGTGAGACTATGACGGGTGAATATGTTCCTCCTGAACTTCCTGCAGAGTATCGTGGGCAAACTCGTATTCCTTCACCCTTTCAACCTATGGTTCCTAAAGCGCCAGACGCTCATATCATTTCACTTCCTCTGAATGAAAAAGGAGTTCCAGTAGATCAAGAAGGTAACCGAATTGAAGACAATACAATCATTGAATGCGCCTACGACACAGACAAGGATCGTTGGATCATTATGAGAACTCGTTATGACAAGACCTATCAATACAGAGTATTAGGCAAACCACAATTTGGAAATGATATTGCTGTTGCTGATTCTATTTGGACAAATATTCATGTTCCAATTACTGATGAGATGATACGTACACTTGTGACCAGTCCACCTGATACAACCTTTGAAGATGATCTCTATTATCGAGACACATTAGAGTCACGAGACCGTATTCTCAAAGATGTCTATGGATTTCACAACCGTATCAAAGAGATGTTGTATACATCCACAATCAAACCTGGCGATTCCTTGCTTGAACTTGCTGTTGGACGTGCAGGAGACTTATTGAAATGGAAACGTTCTAAACCTTCATTAGTTGTAGGAATTGATTCCTCATTCTCTAATCTAATGTCTCCACGTCAAGGAGCGTGTGTTCGATATGTGAAAGAAAACATGAAACATCCATTACCACCTGTTCTATTCTTTCAAGGCGACATGACTCAACCACTGTTTCAAGGAGACAATGTCTATGCAAACATTGTTGCAGGAACTCAACCACCCACAACTCCTTATTTAAGACAGTTTGCAGGACATACTGAGTTTGACGCTATTTCGTGTCAGTTTGCAATTCATTATGCATGCGAATCCGAAGAGACATTCAAAACCTTTGCGACCAATCTTGAAACTCATGGTAAGCGTAGTTTCTTCGGAACCTGTTTGGATGGAGCGTCTGTCTACGCCTTGTTATTGGGAAAACAGAGTCATATGTTTCGTGTAGATAGAAAGGTATTTGGAGAGTTTGTTAAGCAATATGATGATGGAGTTGGATGGAGTGAAGAGTTTGGACAAGCAATTTCAGTCCACTTAGAAAGTTTTGAACAACCTCAAAAGGAATACTTGGTCCCCTTTGCGAAACTCACTCAACGTTTGGAAGAAGCAGGATATGAATTAGTTGAGACGAAACTGTTCTCCGATCATTATGCAGAACAAAACCAGATAGTCTTCTCTCAAGAACATCAGTCTTTCTGTTTCCTACACCGTAGTTTCGTATTCAAGAAGTCAGACAAACCTAAAATTACTGAAAAGCAGGAAGTGACTGTACCTGTCATCGAGGAATCCAAGGAGGAGTCCAAGGAATCCAAGGATGAACGAAGTGAACCTGATACTGCAAAGAAACCAGTCAAGAAACGAATCATTAAAAAGGCGGAACCTGGTAGTGAACCAGTGTTGTTCTTAGGCGCAGATGAAGGGAAGGGTGAATGGAGAATCCTGTCAAATATGTATGAAGCGCCCTTTCAGATTGATTCAATTACATTTCCAACCGTTGAACATTACTTTCAATGGTCCAAAGCAAAAGCGTTTGGAGATGGTGCAACTGCAGACAAAATCTTGAAAACACCATCACCTAAAGCAGTAAAAGCGTTAGGTAAGAAAGTCAAGGATTTCGTAGAAGAAGAATGGTCTGCAAAGAAAGATGGAGTTATGCGAATGGCGTTGAAAGCAAAGTTCATTCAACATCCGGATCTAAAAACTAAACTTCTAGAGACTGGAACACGTCCAGTTGGAGAAGCGTCTGCGCGTGATAAGTATTGGGGTATTGGAACTTCAGCAGATACTGCTAAAGCAAATGACCCTTCCAAATGGCCTGGAAAGAACGTGACTGGAAAACTCTTGATGGAACTGCGAACGGAATTTAAGGAGTAAATTCACATAGAGAAGTATGAAGTATCCAAACATCCTCTTCTTTAGAGATGAATCGTATGCATCAATTGATACATTTTTATCTGCAAACGAGGAGAAACTCAATTGTACAGTAAATCCAACTTCAGATCCAAATGAAGTATTGAAACTTTTTGATTCAAATTATCATTTGATTGTCACCTATGGTAAATCTGAAACCGAGTATTATTCACGTATGGGAAACCTTGTAAACAGGATGCGTCTACGATGGCTTCACTTCTACGAAAACATCAAGGATTTGGATGCATTCAATCGCGGTGTGAATTTCTGCTACATTCACAACTGTTTGCTTCCACATACAATGACTCGTCCTATTTTTTCAGTGTTCACAACTTGCTATAATTCGTACGCAAAGTTCCATCGTCCTTACAATAGTTTGAAGGCGCAATCACTTCAAGATTGGGAATGGGTAGTGATTGATGACTCACCTGATGATAAACATTTTGAATTCCTGAGAACTCTTGCAAAGTCTGATTCACGTATTCGTCTCTATCGTAGATCTGAAAACAGTGGAAATATTGGAAATGTTAAAAATGAAGCAGCGTCTCTTTGCAGAGGTAAATACATTCTTGAATTAGATCACGATGATGAGATTCTTTCAGATTGTCTTTCAGATGCAGAAAAGGTTTTTGAAAAGGATCCAGAAGTAGGATTTGTGTATATGGATACTGCACATCTCTACGAGAACGGAAATACTCATTCCTATGGTGATCATTTTGGACTAGGATATGCAGGATACTATTGTCAGAAACACAATGGAACCTGGGTAAATGTGATTTCAACCCCTAATATCAATAACTACACATTATCACATATTGTAGGTGTTCCTAATCATCCTCGTATTTGGAGAAGAACAACCTTACATGAACTTGGAAACTATTCTGAGTTTCTTCCAATCTGTGATGATCAGGAATTACTTCTACGAACTGCAGTGAAGACCAAAATGGCGCGAGTGCACAAGTTAGCATACATTCAGTACATGAACGATGGATGGAATAACTTTTCACTTATTCGGAATTCAGAAATCAATCGATTGGGTCCTCAGTTCATTGTTCCACAGGCGTATGCAGAATACAAGATTGATGACGCTATGAGAAAAAGGAATGGATTTGAAGAACCTACACCTAATTGGTGGGCAATTCCTATGTGGAAACGTGAAAACTTCACAAACAAATACTGCAATTCATTGATTAACTTGAATCATAAAAAGCAGTATTGTATTCTTGGATATTCATGTTTGATGGAATGCATTGAATCCATTCGTGAACTCTATGCAAACCCCGAGAATGATTTTTTAGTATTAGAAAACTCAATGTCCAAAGAAGACTTATGTAGAATCTTGGATTCACTCAAATTAAGTCGTATGAGATGTTACGCAATGTCAGATTGTACATGGGAACAATTACGTGCCTACTTCTTCCTAGTCTACAAGAGCACAGATGACTACGAAGTTTGGACGTCTATTGAGTCTGCCTGTAATACTCTGCATACGACAGTGACGGTGCCTGTGGTTGATCCTGAGGAGAAAGACCTGGAACAAATCGTTGAGACAACTTTGCCCCAACAATCTGAGTTGCTTGTTCAGGAGTGATTTCACCTTTCTCAATCTTTCGCTTGAGTGTAAGCATTTCAAAAAAGGTTTGATCTAATCGATCTTCTGCATGCATTTGGAATAAAGAAGGATAGTTGAAATACAAGATTTTGTTTTCATCTTGCAGTTTCTCTTCATACTCTACCTTGTTCGATTTAAGATGAGACCACTTTTGTTTAGATCCATCCATTGTACGAACCAACGCTTGAATTTGAGTAGCGCTCAAATCTTCATCATTGATTCCACGTCTTCCAGATTCCACTTCACGAGGAGTGAGTTCACGAGCTGCCATTATCTTTAATATTTAGTTGCATGTAATACAATGAAACGCAGAACACGAAGAGGTGGCGTTATTATTGGACAAGGTTCTAATGCAATTGTATATACTAAACCTGATCCAATTGAAAGAAAACTTCCAAAAGGATGTGAATGGAAAGATGGATATGTTATGAAAGTATTTGACATTGAAGTTTCTTTTAAAGCTAAAAGAGAATGGCTTTTAACAGGTCAATTACGTCAGGATAAACCAGAAGGTATGATCTATCCTGAATCTCAATGTATTCTTAATGATGGACGATATGCTATATTTTCTCCGAAAGGTGGAAAATCACTCTTTGAACTCTTTTATAGTAATGACGCTATTGACACGCCTGAAAAACTCGAATATCTTTTTGAAAAATGGGAAACTATGAAAATTGTGCGAAATCATGAGATGATTCCAAAAGTGATTGAAGCGCTTAAAGTATTAAAAGGTCAGATAGAAATCATGAACAAAAATATTATTCACACAGATATTTATGAAGGAAATGTTGTTTATGATGGTCAGATTGCAAGGTTGATTGATTTTGGAGAATGTCGTTCAAATTCACAGAAGACATGTAGACTTGATGCAGGAAGTATCGATAATATTATTGAAAAACTTGAAATAAAAGGTGGATCTAGGAAATTGCGACAGAGAGTTGTGAAACCAAAGCGTCGCACTCAGAGGCGTCTGTCATTCCTGTCAAAATGATATTACCGGTTCTAAAGACTTTTGCAATCCATTTAGTGTTCGGAAAGTAGATTTTGACTGCAGGATACACTGCAGGTTCGTAGATCGTTGTAACACCCTTACTTCTGAGTGAAGCATACAAAGTATCTCGTGAAAGATTTGAGGTTCCAATGAGTTTAGTCTTGTAATTCATGAGAACTACTCGACGTGTATCCGTCCATTCACCTGAAAGAATTGCTTCTGAACAATGTTCCATGATTTGACTTCGTAACTTCGTAGTCACATCACGGTCATACGTTTCATCCAATACACCTGTGATATGAAATACCCCATTCTGAAATATTTTTACTGTAATTTCTTTGAGAGGAAAGGTTCCATCACCATTGGACATAATAACAACTGTAATTGAATTATGTCCAAATCCAGTTGTACGCTTAGGAGGTGTAGTTTTAGTTCTTCGTTTAATAAGATCACGTTTAGATGAACCACGTTTAATCACTCCTTGTTTTTCCACTTTGATCACTGAGTCTGTTAGTGGAAGTGTGTGCGCCAGTAAATCCGTATTGAGTCGTACTCCCATTGTGTAGAGAACGACCATCGTTGTTAGTGTTGGTGAGTCCATTGTACTGTGGGTCTGTATACACAAAATCAATTTCATTTTTCCACGCTTGAGAGAATGCAAGAGGAAACTGAGATACAACAATACATTGAAACTTACGAATTGCCTTTCGTAAGACAACTTCTTCATGCGGAGTCAACATCCATCCATCTAAATATCCGAACCAAAGAGTTCCTGTTGCTTGATGTGATACTAAATCTAATATTGTGTCCATCCATTGATCTAGTGGAACAACCGATAAATCAAAACAACCAGTAGGTTTGGGGACTTTGTAAGTATATACGGTCAACATGATTACAAAAAGAGACAGATGTTTAAGCGTTACGATCTGCCGTATGAGGCCAGTTAATTGCACTCTTCAATACAAACGATTGAGCAACTGTAAGACTGCAATTGCATCCACTTGCAAGTAAGACCTTTTTACAGTTCGGACAACAGTTGTTGGTGTATCCATTTCCATACATCTGACGTGCTGCCTGAATCTTAGACAATTCAGCGTCGGCACTAAGTTTATCGTTTATTTCGGGGAGTTGAGATGAAGATAAGCAAGGCATAGTATTTGTGATCTGTGACGCCTTTGCATTTCTACGAGACTCAGATTGCGCTACCGCTTGTCCTGCTGTAAATTCTACGTACATCGGTGCATCTTGAACAGTGTGTCCGCCTCCATGAAGATATCCTGCAGCACTGCGAGTAGAAGGAGCGTTCAAGACAACTGCACACGCAGTAGAAGCAACACGTGTTTCCAAGTTACCAGAGGCAGCAAGACGTCTGACTATCTCTGTTTGATGACCTGCATCACGATGAGGTCGTGTATCTGTAATGGTCACCATTCGTTGTTTCATGCGTCCAAGGTATTCACTATAGGAGGACATTTACTCTTATCTTCTAGGTAAAAAAAGAATGGAGGGCGTGAAACTTCGGATCCGAATTCCTAAACTATGGTTGTGTCCAGAAGACACATGCTCTGAGTTTTCGAAGAATGAATCGTATTGCGACAAGTGTTTATACACCCGGATGGGTAAACATGTGCCTACGACAGCATTCGCGAGTAAGATTCAAATCGTTCATCGCCCTACCTTCGGCAGTGACGGTAGTCGTCTTCGAAAGGTATACTAATTCATCTTTTTCAGAACGTCCATCTTGTTTACGATATTTGGAAACGAGCGCAAGAAACGTCTTCCATTTACCAGCAAGAGGGAGATTGCATGTATAACACCTTACGCAAATAGGGAAATCCATTATGTATAGGTCTATTATATGATGTGCAACACTTCCATTTTATTATTTTCACGATATAACAACAATATAAACAGGAAAGTATGCGAACCGGTAGACCTCCAAAAGATCCTTGGGAAAGAATCATGTGTAAGATCATTAAGAATGAGATAACTGGATGTTGGGAATGGACTGGTTCTAGACATAATACAGGTTATGGGCAATTTGAGATAAAGGGAAAAAGTGTACGAGTTCATAGATTTTCTTTAGAAAGAAAGCTCTGTAGAAAACTTGAACAATATGAAGTGACCCGACATATGTGTAATAACCCACCTTGTTGTAATCCAGATCATTTGGAAGTTGGAACACAACAAGATAACGTAGATGATAGAACTAAAGCAGGGGTACATAAAGCTAAAGCACCTAGAGGTGAGAAAAACTGGAATGCAAAATTATCAGATCTTCAGATCTCTGAAATTAGAGCTTTTCAAGGAATGTATACTCAGTTGGAACTTGCGAATATGTATGGTGTTCATATAGTTCACATTTCAAGAATACACAATAATAGGACAAGGGTGAATGATTAAATCTTATCTACCCGAAGAACAATGAAGTTTCCCAAACAGTGGCTCCTGATTCTTTTGGTAATTGCGATCGTCTTGGCGTTTGCCTATATCACGTTTGTTCCTAACCGTCTTCAACAGAAAATTGACTCAGACATTGCAAAAGTCAATTCTCGTTTCACTCCCTCTGAATCCATTGATTTGTCCATGGCAATGAAGATTCTGACCCATGACCCTCCTCAAATGTTAAACCCACCTCAACAAGGTCCTCCTTTATTATTATTTCCTCCCTCTGACGAAGATTTGGCAAAACTTTCAGGCGAATAAGCAATGAGTACATTCAAAAAGTGGTTATTGAGTATTATTGTAGTGATTGCGTTAATTCATACCATTGGTGGTGGATTTGCTAACATGTTTGGACCAATTCTTTATCCATTTACTGCAGAACACGGATGGAATGAAGGATTAATTTTTATGATTTTAGCAGTTGTAGTAGCGATCGCAGTCAAGTAATCACCAAATGGTTTCCATCTCTTGAACACTCCAGAATTCGGAGGTATTGTTCGGGAGTTGTCGTCGAATAATATACGGTAACTTTCTCTCTGCAATTTCCATCTTAGCAACCGTCCACAGAAACATGGGGTCGGATGTTTTGAGTCCTTTTAGATCCACTAAGGGTTTAGCGCCTTCGGCAAGTTGTTGCGCTCGCGTGGCAATCAAGGTTGTGTATTCATACTTGGTGAAATACGGACGTGTAATTCTTGTTTGTTTTCCCATTTCCAACACTTCATTTCGGAAGACCGGTTTAACTTCAGGGTGTAGCTCCATACTTACCTCTTGCGTTGAACTTCTTTTATCCGTTTTACACATCCCAAAGTGGTCCTTATGAACACGTCGCACAGCTTCTTCTATTCTCACGAATACATAAATGCCTATCATCCCAACTCAACCTTCAGACTTAACTCGTCTTGCTCGTGTTTCTGCAACCTTCACATCGGATCCCGAGAAAAAGTCGAGAACTTTCGTTGCTCCATTGAAATCCGACATTGGAACACTTACAAAGGCAGAGTTTTTTGGAAGAGGTAGTGTTCTCGCTATACCTAGATGGAAATCTCCTGACTTTGTTGGCGGACGTATTTTCCGTCTCTAATCACAAATGCCGACTCTCTCTGCATCCGATTATACGAATTTCATTAAAGTTCAGGCTGCCGCACAGTCCTATCGCAATGGTGCGATTCCCAAGAAGATTCAAACAAGTGATCAAGTCGTTCCTCTTCAATCTCAATTGAATGCACAATTGCTTGCAAGTCAGGCAGCATATGTAGTAAAACCGAGTGCATCCACACTTCTAACAAACGCCAGTGTACTTCCATATGATGGGATTGGAAAAGTGAATAACCCAAAAAATTTGTCCACTGTTGCTCAGTCTGGAACCTTGAGTTCAGCAAAGACTCAACAACTAGGTGGTCTTCCATTGACTGCTGCATTAGGTTCAGGTGTATATGCTCCAACACCTCAATTGGCTCGTGTAAATACTAGAGCAACAGGCGCCTACAAATCAGTTCGTCAACCAGTTTAAGGTCCACGTGCCAATTGTTTCCACGTAGCGTCACAGACTGCACACTGATACATCCAAACTACATTTTTGGCGTCCAACTTGATGCCTACAATGTTAGATTCTTTTCCTTTTGTTGAGCACGTTATATTGGGACACTTCATATTTGTGAACCTTGGAAGCGTTGGGTCATGCTTCAGATATGGATTTATTGAGAACTGAATTGAGGTATCTTGCATTAAATCGTGGTCATAGACCACTGGATTTTCTGCTGTTATAGGTTCTTCGTAAGGACATTGACGACATTTTAGAAACGCTGACCCATCTCGCTCTTCAATATTGTAAAGCATATTATCACACTGTGTACAGAACTTCATACTGTGATTAGGTTTCCTTATTCTAAGTCTTTCCATTTTTTCCCAGTAAGGAAACGTGCGTTCAAAATGGACAAGGGTCCAACTACTTCTCTTTCCTTAGTATCACAGGATGTTGAAGTCTAAATTAAACGATTTTCTAAACGGAACTGGAAAGGAGACCGATCCAGATAAGAAACGATATGGACGAGTTTCTAAAGGCGAAAACACAACACATAATGGAATGTCAGGGGGCGCTTGGTGCATTCAAGACGAAGACATACCTGAATTCTACAAACTCTATTGCGAATACTTGCGTGACAACGGTCCACTTCACATGACTGAGAAGAGCACACGAATTGGAGCAATGCGAATTGACTTGGACTTTATCTACGATGGAGAGAAGGATGACCATCTTCACACACAAGAACAAGTGGTGGCGTTCACTAGCGCTTACATGACTGAAGTGAAGAAGTTCATCAAGATTCCAGAAGGAGTTGAGATCTTTGTGAGCGAGAAACCCAGACCTACATATTACAAGGACAAGGATAGATCTAAGTCAGGTCTTCACCTTGTCATTCCTTCAATCAAGACGAATCGTTTTGTAGAAGAGAGAATTCGAATGAACTTGGTTAACCGAATGCCTGAATTCTTTCCAGATTTACCTCTTGCAGAAGACTGGAGAAAAGTCTATGATCCATCACCATTGACTCATACAAATAACTGGACATTGCTTGGATCTAAGAAGAAAGAAGGAACACCCTACCAGATCAAGTATATCTTAGATTGGGATCCTGAAACTGGTGAAATGAGCATTGATAACGATGTTCCATTGATGACTACGCCTGACCTTCTCAAGAAGATGACCGTTCGATCGGCACCTTCTGAAGAGACACCAATGACTGAGTATGCAACTGAAGAACTTAAACCCCGTCTTCAAAATGCCGAAGATATGAAGATTTCTGGTGGAAATGCACTTCAACCAACACGAGGACGTCAAGCAGTTCGTGGAGACGTTAACTCTCGTGGTTCTTCACCAGACAATACAGCATATCGTCAGTCTTTGACTCCTGAGATTCTAGAATACTTGACTCGTCATGTATTCAATCTTGCAGACTTCCGATATAAGGAATACAAGGATTGGATTGATGTTGGTATTTGCTTGAAGAATATTCATCCGGAACTAGAGAGCGTGTTCTTGGAGTTCAGTAAACAAGATCCAAGAGCAAATGACCGTGAAATCTCCGCAAAGTGGAACTCCTTTAGTTGGCGATCGGATGGTGCACGTCTTGAATTGCGTAACCTTTTGAAGTGGTCAAAGTTAGACAACTTCAGCAAGTATGAAGAGATTGAGAGAACCAATGTTGATCGATTAGTGAAGGAAGCAGCAAACGCAGGTACTGAACATGATGTTGCACAGGTTGTGTATGCAATGTTTCGAGACAGTTTTAAGTGTGCGAAGTATGGAAACAACACTTGGTATCGCTTTGATGGAAATAAGTGGTGTGAGACCGATCACGGTGTAGCGCTTCTGAAACTGTTATCTGAAGATGTCCGTAAGCAGTTCAGAGAAGGTGAAAAGCAAATGATTCAAATGGCAGAGAATGCAGGTGCGTGTATTTGTGAAGGTAAGAATAGGAATCCTAACTGCGAGTCTTGTAAATGTGACGCTGAAAAGATGAAGTATATCTCTATGCAGGTGAAGTTGAAGACTTGTAAGTTCACAGAGAACGTTATGAAGATGAGTCGATTGCTGTTCTTGGATGAAGATTTTGGAAAGAAGTTGGATGAGAACAAGAATCTGATTGCCTTTGCAAATGGAGTCTTTGATACTGCAACAATGGAGTTTCGTCAAGGTCGACCAGAAGATTACATCAGTTTCTCAACCAAAATTAACTATGATCCAGATCGAGAACACACAACGTATGAATGTTGGGCAGAAATTGATAAGTTCCTACACGATGTTCAACCTGATTCTACAGTTCGTAACTATCTAGTTCGAAGACTCTCTACCTGTTTGCGAGGTGGAAATGACGCCCAGAAATTCCACATTCTCACAGGTGATGGTTCCAATGGAAAATCTATGTTGACAAACTTGATGAGTCTTTCATTAGGAGACTATGCAGGTAAGGTTCCAATTTCACTTCTTACACAGGGTCGTGCAAAATCTGCCGCAGCAGCACCTGAAGTTCTTCACATGAAAGGTCGTCGATTTGTAACTACTCAGGAACCCGATGAAGCAGTTCCACTCAATACAGGATTGATGAAGGAATTAGCGTCGTGCGAGAAGATGGCGTATCGTGGTCTCTACAAGGATATCACAGAGTTTGAAATGCAAGCGCAAATGTTTCTCAGTTGCAATGAGAAACCTAAAGTAGGGGCAACCGATGGAGGTACTTGGCGTAGATTGTGTGTTGTTCACTGGCCTTCCAAGTTTGTTGCAAATCCTACAGAATCTCATCATAAACCATTAGATGAAACCATTCAGCAAAAGGTCATGAGTGAAGAATGGGCAACCTGCTTCTTGTCGTATTTGGTAGCACTCTATCGTGAAGGCAATGGATGGAGAAAACTGCCTGCTCCGGAGAAGGTTCTGGTCTACACCAATGAGTATCAGGAGGACTCGGACGCGATCGCCCGTTTCATCCGTGAGTATGTTACCCCACTTCCAGTAGGTGAGGTAGGAGAGAGTGTATCGACTTCAATGATTAATGGAGTGTTTCAGCAGTGGAAGAGAACAAATGAAATTTCTAAAGGTTCAACTGCAGAACTTAAGAAAAGATTAGAAACTACGTTTGGTCAACAACCTAGGACCGGTTGGACTTCTTTCCGGTTCGATGTCTCTTAGAATGGTATCGTTTAGAACCTTTTCGACCATGACGGACTGTGAAGGTCCTTGTTGACCGAGTTCTGCGACGCGCACCTAAAGGTGGTTGACTTGTAGGAGGAGGAAGAGTAGAAACAGTTTCGGGGGTTGAAGTGGGGGTTGTAGATGTAAACCACGATCTAGGATCATACCAAATCATTTGTTATACTATTAGTTTTTTATATTATTGAGTACGAGATGCTCCGATGCGGGACAAAACATATGTTCGGAGGAGTCCAATTGTGAAAATGACCAAGATGAAGGAGACGACGAGGTTGACGAACGCAACTAAGACCTCACCGACCTTGAGGGTGATTCCACCCATTGTGATAGTGAAGGATCCAACACCCTTGCCTGCTGATGCAGCAGGGGCGAGCATAGGGGTAAGGATGTCCTCTGAGAGAGACTTGAAGAACTCTCCAACAACACCTCCGAGATAGAACGACGCAGTGAGAATGATAATATCACGAGTATCTAACATGTTTATTTGGTTAATCTGTTAGATTGTTTTTTTGGGCGGACCTTTTCTCCTTTGCACGTTCATTAGCTCGGCGACGCTGTTCAGCATATTTTTCTGGATTGTCAAGTCGCCATTGTTTTGTCTTCTCTCTTATGTGATCCATGTGTTCTTGACAATATACTTTACTATATTCCTTGTCCCGTTGCTTCTTCTCTTCGGGAGTCCTTAGTGGAGTTGCCTTATTTAAGCAATTTGAGTCGCTAAGGGATGCGGTAATTTCAGCCTTTTCTATCTCGAGTAACTCAATATTTGTTATGTTTTCAAATTCACCTAATAACTCAATCCGTGCATTTATCCACCCTATTCTGTTAAAGTATATGTAGAGAGGTGTATTTTGTCTTACAGGATCTTTTGATTTACATCTGTGATTCTTAAGTCGCATAGTAAGACTCTGTCGTGTAGACCCTATATAAAAACTGTCATCAAGAGCGCTTCGGATTTTATAGAGACGACCAATCATTATATAGTATAATATATAACTGTCTAGATGGATACCAGATTTTTTGGGCCGAGTGCATGGCAATTATTTCATTTGATTGCGTTTACTTCAAAACATCCCGACGACGTCCTGAATCAGATGAAGGATGTACTTCCATGCAAGTTTTGTAGAGAATCCACAACAGAATTTGTACATAAATACCCTCTTCGTGGCAATCCAGGTAAGTGGTTATACGACCTTCATAATAGAGTGAACAACAAGTTGAGAACTCAATGCAAAAACGATCCTGCAGTATTAGATCCTGGACCTGATCCAGAGTTTGAAAAAGTTAAGGAACACTATCTTGCATTGAAACCTACTGCAGTTCCAGGTGGCGACTTTCTAGGATCCATTTCTGCAAACTATCCTGAAGAACCCGAATCGGAACAAATGGCAACACAAAGAACCTTTTTACATTCATTGAGTAAAGTCTACCCATTTCCTAAACTCCAAAAGGTATTTGAAACGTATTTACAAGAGAATGAACCTACGTTGGATTCACGAAAGTCTTATATGAAGTGGATGCATGGATTACTAAGTATATTATCACGTGAAACTGGAACATCTATGCCTAGTTTCAAAGGATTTGCTCAACATCTGGCGTATTACAGGAGCGGTTGCTCCAAGAAGACGTACCATGGAAAAACGTGTCGCAAACTCTCTGGAGGTGGAAGAACAAAATCCAGAGACCATGCGAAGACGTATAGGGTTTCTCATATTAAATTACTTTAATTTAGGTTTCGTGAATGACTGCATCGCAAGACGTGCATGCTTTGCTGAATACACTTCGGGTCTTTTCTCACGAGGGCGTTTCTTCTTTTCTTGTCGTGTTTTAGGTGGTTCGTCCATTTGAATCTATTATTCTGACGCACAGAAATCCATTTTAATACAATCCCATGCCTGTCATGTCATTTCCACCCTTGCGATTCTTGCGAGTATTGCGAGTATTGCGACTTCGCTTGCGACCACCAAGAGTTGCGGCATTTCCTAAAGGACCACTTGACAAACTTGATGCAGGTGTGACGTCACCACCACCGCTTTGCTTGTAGGTCTTCTTGGCCATCTTGAGGATGTCACCGAACTTCTTTCCCTTGTGAGCCTTCATTGTTTTCTTAACATGTGCCAACCACTTATTTGCCATTTTATTAAGAGGTGAAGAAGTTATTGTAGTCCCGCCGATTTTTCAACGAACCCCGGCGTGTCTCCAAACAGAATCCATTGACAACCATACGCAACTGCTACTTCAGGATTTATACCCTCTTTTCCAAACACAGGATCGGGCGTGACCAATGTAATTGAAGTTCTATTAAATGAAACTAGTTCAGAATAGTCCTGTGGATGCACCGCTTGACCAAATGTCAGGCGACGTAGATTTGAATCTGTCCAAGATAGATTAACTAGGTCTCCTAATTCAGTGCCTTGAATTCCACCAGAGACTATGATCAGTTTATTCACAAGTAAGTCCAATTCCATACTTTGCAAGGTTGTATATTCAGTAGGCACTAAATGACGATGAACCGTTGTCTTCAAACACTCTGCTGCCTTGTTCAAGGTCACTGTATTGGTTGTATGTGGAACAATAGAAAGAATAAAGGGAAGACGATTTGGAAACGCTTGAATTAAAGCAACACAGACTGAATCGAAGGTCCAGTAGTCGTATGCATAATCATAACCTTGGTTCATAGGATTCTTAGAAACAATTGGAATTCCATTCTCGTCTGCATAGAGATGAACTTCTAATAATCGTCTTCCAGACTGAATGACAGTAGACGCTTCTTCGTAGATACCTCCTCGCACAACGTAATCGCACAATCGTTTAGAAATTGAAGGTAGTTTTATTTCTTCATCTGTTATTTCATTCCACGCTACATATCCTACAAGTCCCAAGAGAGAAAGGGCAAGTACAGTCTCCATATATTTCTACTCGGATGTGTTTTTTGGAATTTTAAACAAGAGACCACGGAACCCATTGATTACGTCATCTGGAATTCGCTCTTTCATAGGGATTTCCATCAAACACGCTTGGTGGAAATACAAACAATACATTCCACATTCAGAATCCTTGAATTGATGACGTGTTGCATTAAAGGTCATCTTCATAGGTTTAGATTTGCCCGTAGCATCCCATTGAGACTTCCATCGTCTCATTAACTTTTTGATTTCAGGTTCAGGTTGGTGTGCATAGGAATCGAAATAGGTGATTCGTGGATACTCTAATTCAGGACGAATGTCACAAAACAGAGAAATCCAATGTTCACCTGGTCCATCGTGTGGATCTGTATTGAAGACAATACCAATCTGATCATATTTCTCTGACAGTTTTACAAGATTCATTGAACATAATGAACTCACAATACATTCATTGGTTTCCGATTTCAAATCAAAGTCAATCGGAATACAACCTACGAAAAAGTATTTAGGAAACAAGTTTGTAAAGTTCTTTTCAACACGATCAATATCGTCTGACGATAACCATTCATATCGGTTCACAGACCATTCTTTGGGTGCCTTGGGTCTTTTCATCAGCGACGTGACAATACATTCTGCAGATCCTGTTGCGCATTGATCTTGAAGACGATGTTGAATATTTATCCACATTTCTTCAGAAGTTCCTTTAGGAACTGGTGATTCCTTTGGATGTTCTTTATTATACACTACACGGAGTCGTTCAATTTCTTCAACATCCAACCAAGACATTCCTTGTTTAAAATGGAATACTATTAAGTGAAGATAGTATAATCCATACTATGGACGCTCTTAAACCAATCCTCTCTACATATGCGGATATTACCCGAAAACTTAATGAAGTCAACTCTCGTGCATCTACTCTTCGTGATGAACGCCGAACAGTTGAACTAGACTTGGCAGCATTGTACGCTACCTCTCGTGAGGAACTACCTGAGAGCATTAAATTGACTAGTTCAGGAATGGTCTTTTCTGTAAAACGTCCAAACCAGTGGAAAAAGGGTTGGACGCTCTCCAAGAAGGAACTGAAAAGTTACTTAGAAGAACTTGTGCCTCAGCAAAGTGAGGCGTTAATGGAAGAAATTATTAAACGTCAAGATGAGAAGATGGTGGAAACTGATTACGGTTTTGAGCTTAAAGTTGCGACAAAGCGGGATTGAGAGTCATTCTTAAGACTTTCTTCAATCTCCTTTAGAGTTTGCTGAATTTCTGCGAGTTGTTGTTTAGCTTCATCCAAACTTTGATGAGGAAGGAACCCTTTTTGGATACGCGAAATCATGCACACCAACGAACCATTCGTGCTCAAGAGACGGGTAGCCAAAGTATACAAAGGCTTCACCATCAATATGATATGATACTCAACAACACAATATTTTTAAATCCCATCATCTTCTCGCTGAAGGAAGTAAGCGTGAAGTTTCTCCGACATTCCACGAACACTGAATTCCAATACACCATGCCAGTTGGGTCGCAGAATAGTTCTCACATCACGGATTCCATCTAAGATTGCGTGGCGGTCTACATATCTGCGGTTCACATGAGTGCCGTGCCATAAGTGATAGACTGAACCTGAGATGCATGCAATACGAGGTTTTGGAAGACTTGAGAACTCTTTGAACGCCGGAATCAATGCAGGTTTGAGATAGGTTGTTGGAAACTTGACATCTAACCATGCGGCTGCTGAAAGTGTATCTCCACTTCCAGTGATTCCATACTCAAAGAATCCTACTTTGCGAAACCACTTGCGACGAAACGCCCACGCAAATCCTGGATGAAACTTATGATCGAATGTTTTACTACGGTTCATGTAGAGAACGGATGATCGTTCTTGCATGATTTTTGTATACGTGATGTCCATCCACACTGCAGAAGTAAAGGGTTGAACCACATCGTTTTTATTGAGGGCGTCTGAGACTTCACAATACCAGTGAGGATTGCCAAAAATTACGTCAGCATCCAAGAACAACACTTTGGAAAACCACCATGGAATCTTGGATTCTAGAATGGTACAAAGATTCTCCTTGTGAAAGAGGATGGATTTACTCCAGACATGAAATGCATCTGCAAGTTCAGGTTCTTGCTTATCAAACACCAGTTCCAAAGTGTAATAGGGAATACCTGCAAGTTTGAGTTTTTCAATCGTGTAGAAGTAGTTCATCACCATCCGTTTGGACTTTGCAGGGTTGAAGAAGACAAGTCCGACTGCCATATCACGTTTCCACGGAGTATTATAGCGAACATTTGAGAGTTCAATCGGTTTAGCGACTTCTTGTTTAGGTAACGGATCTGGTTCTTCTGTG